GAAATGCAGGACGTGCTAGAGAAGAAAAAAGAAATTGAGCGGCAGCGGCAACTCAATGAATTAAGTAAGATCATCGCCAAGAAGCGCGAAGAAGTAGTCAAGGCGCGGCGAGCAAGCGGTATTGAAAAAATATGGCAGGAAGATCAAGAGAATTATGAAGGAATCGACGAATACAACAAAACCGGATTCCAGCCAAAATACACCAAATCCAGATCGATTGATGGTGGGATAATCGCTAATACTGCTGGCAACAAAAACGATAATCAATGCACTGCGTTTTTTAACATCACCAGACAATTCGTTGATTCTGCATCGGCAAGGATGGGTGATATTTTACTTCCATCCGGCGATTGGAACTGGGGCATAAAGAAAACCCCGAAGCCTGAGTACGTTGGCGAACAAGGAATGACTGTTGATCAGCAAGGCAATGTGCTGCAAGGGCACGATCAAACAGCCGCAGAACATGCGAAGAAAGAAGATGCTGCTGAGACAAGAATAAAAGACTGGCTTGTAGAGTCCAGGTATCACGCAGAAAGTCGGAAAGTAATAGAGTCAGCCGCGCGCATTGGCACAGGCGTGCTTAAAGGGCCGTACCCCAAAAAGCAGACAACAAAAGTGTTTTACGGCAACACATTCGAAATCATTGAAGAGGTCGTTCCGGCATCGAAAGCGATCGATGTTTGGGATTTCTTCCCTGATTACCCGAATTGCGGCGAAGATATTCAGGACGGTGAATTTGTATTCGAGCGAGACTACATTACAGCAAAGGATTTAAACGAGCTGGCTGAATCTCCTGAGCTTGGTTATTTCCCTGATGCAATCAAAAAAGTAATCGAAGAAGGCCCAGGCAAAAAGCACCAAGACGGACAGTCGAGAACACAAAACGATGATATGTTTGAGGTGTGGTATTACACCGGTTGGCTGGATGTAAATAAAACACAGTTATTTATCGACGAAGAAGTCGATAGCGAATCGTGCGCTGATTTCAGAATGTTCACCGTTGTGATGGTAAACGACACGATCATAAAGGGCAGCGAAAGCCTGACAGACGATTCATTCCCGTACGATGTAATGGTGTGGCAACGCATAGCGAATATGCCGTGTGGGATTGGCGCCTCAAGACAAATGCGGGAAGCGCAGCTATTCATGACCGCTTCTGCTCGGAACTTGGTTGACAACATGGGACTATCATCTATTCCGATGATTGCAATGCGCCGACAAGGGATTGAACCTGAAGACAGAAAATGGGAGATAAGAAAGGGTAAAGTTTGGTGGATGACTGACGAGATGATCAAAAACGTCAATGAGTCTATTCAGTTTATTACTATACCTACGATGCAAAATGAGCTTGTCGCTAATATTCAGTTAGCAACAAAGATGGCAGAGGACGCCACAGGCATTAACTTTTTGCTCCAAGGTCAACAAGGCTCGGCTCCTGACACCGTTGGCGGCATGGAGTTATTGCACAGAAACGCATCGGCGCTACTGCGAAGAATCGCTAGAATATTCGATGAGAATGTGACCGAACGGCATATTAAAAGATATTACGAATGGCTGTTGTTATATGGCGATGACTCGGAGAAATGCGATCTGCAAATCGAGGCTGTCGGATCGAGCGCATTAGTAGAACGTGAGATGCAAGTAATGCAAGCCGAAAAGTTATTGCAATTAGCGCTTGCTCCAGGAACAGATATATCTATAAGAAAAACAGCAGATGAAATTATTAGAGGGTGGAAATTAGAACCGTCCAAATTTAAAATGGACGAAGAAGAGAAGAAGAATATGCCGCAATCTGCTCCAGCACCGGCGGTTCAAGCTGCTCAGATACGCGCAGAAACCGAGCTTAAGAAAGCTGAGATGAACAATCAAGTCGCCTTGCAAAAAACTCAGGCTGACACTGATAGAGATTCGCTATTTCAGCAGAGCGTGGCGCAGCGCAATCAACTTGATTATGAATACAAGTTGAAGTTGCTAGAGCAAGAGAATACTAAGTTGCAATTGCAAAAAGAATTAGCATTGCTAGATTATTCAGTAAAACAACAAATGAGCCTGGATGACATCAAAGCAAAATTAGCAAGTGATACAATGAAAATTAATCTGCAACGCGAACTTGCCGCAATGACCGAAACGCCGCCGCAAGTATTGACGCCACCAACTGAGCCGCAAGGTAGAGCGCCGATTGGCGAGGCATATCAGAAATGATGCCGCCAGACATATTTGAGCTAACCACAATAGAACGCAGCGATCCGCTGTGGAGGAAGATCAAAGAGCACCTTGAAACAAGAATAAAAGAATTGCGCGAGCGAAACGACTCTCTTGATCTTGGTGATAGAGAAACGCTGAAGATACGGACTGAGATAGCATTATATAAATCATTACTAAAGTTATAACCTAGACCGGCAACGTTACCGGTCTACAAATCAAGCCGCATGGTTAATTCCATAGCGGCTTTTTTATGTGCAGTTTTTTAACAAACGACCGAGAGGCCAACATGAAAGTAGAGCAAGTAGAGCCAACAGATGATGAAGTAATTGATCTGGCAATGAATAAAGAAATGAGAATGCAGATTGACGGCACTGAGCCGCCGATTGAAGAAGGCAAGGAGGTTGTTGATCCAGAGGCCACTCATAATGAGTCACAGCAAGATCAAGATCAGAAAACTGAGCCTGACGAGCCTACAGAGAAAGATCAACTTCAAGCTGCATTGGATCGCATTCAAAAGCTGGAGCGCGCGCTAGATAAAACTAACGGCACATACGGCAATGAACTAAGTCGATTAAAAGGGCAGTTAGCCGAGGTTGAAAAAAAGAAACACGAGATAGCTGCAAATATCACCCCGGCTCAATTTAAGCGCATTCGTGATGCTTACGGCGATGAATTAGCAGACGCATTGATTGGTGATTTGACTGAGACATTTTCAGCCCCGTCGCAAGATCAGAAAATAGATGCGAAGCCAGAGGTTGTAATAGACCCTCGTTTAGAAGCTATGGCGCAATCTACCGAGCAATTGGCTGGGCAGGTGCGGCAAATGGCTATAACCGAGCTTACTAGAATACATCCGGATTGGCGCACTGTTGCTGAGTGGGAATCGGAAGATGTCGCCGGTGTTGGTAAGGTGATTCGATGGAAAGATTCAGCCTTTGGCGCTTGGGTAAACAAGCAAGATATGGATACGCGAAACACAGTATTCGCAAGCGATGACATAAATGCCGTCGCCGAAGTGCTGACACGCTACAAATCGGAATCGAAACCCGCCGAAACCACAAATCAGAAAGATGCAATTAAAAAGAAACTTGAAAGAGCGGTTCTTCCTACGGGGCGCAGAACTGGTTCGCATGAGCTATTAACTGACGAAGAAATTATAGAGCAAGCCAGACGCGAGACACAGAAAGAGCTTTTAACAGGATATTAAATAAAAGGAATATAAAATGGCAATTCAAACGTTAGACATACCAGCCCAGCGCATCGGTCAATCATTGGGGCGAATTCTAGGTCACGCACAGCCTAAGATTGTTTTGGGAACTGTCGGCATGACTGATTCGCGCAAGAAAAACACAGGCGCAACAGTAAAGTATCGTCGTTGGCTGCCGAAGGGCGCGACAACTTCAAGTCCAAACACTTTCTTTGCCGATGCGACTGGAGTTGATCGATCTGCAACTTATGTTCAGGCGCAGCAAACGTCCGAAGGTGTAACGCCGAATGCAGAGAGCTTGACCCCTCAGGATTTTTCTGTAAGTCAATTGCAATTTAATGTTTTGTATGGATTCACGGATCAAACCGCAGACTTATCGGAAGATATTATCCCGAAAGTTATGGAAGAAATGGTCGGTGAACGTACTGGCTTAATTTGCGAAATGCAACTGTTTGGCGTTCTAAAAGGATGCACAAATAAGTTTTACGGCGGCACAGGAACTTCTCGCGCAACTGTAAATGGCGGAATATCCATCAACCTGCTACGCAGAGTTGCGCGAAGCCTGATGGCAAACCATGCAGAGCCAGTTCGTCGTATGTTTATGCCGATTCCAGCAAACGGGAATTATGGTACAGCGCCAATCGGTGGTTACTGTTTCCCGGTATTCATTCATACCGATTTAGCTGCTGATATTCGAGATTTGCCTAATTTTACGCCTGTTGAGCGTTACCCTGACGCATCCAAAGCGGTTGAAGGAGAATTTGGTAGATGCGAAGAGTTTCGTTTTATAGCATCTCCAGATTTGGTTTCAATTCAAGATGCTGGCGCTGCTATTGCTGGTGTTGTCCCTGCGCTGAAATCTTTGACAGGCACTAGCGCTGACGTGTACCAGGTAATTGTCGGATCTCAAGACGCATGGGGTCATGTCGGCCTTCAAGGTTTCGACAAAGACAATATCACTTTGTTGCCTACTGGCCAGAAGGACAAAGCAGACCCTCACGGTCAGCGCGGCTATGTTGGCTCAATCTTCTATTACAACGCCGTTCGCCTGAACGAAGGCCAAATGGCGGTTGTTGAAGTTGGTGCCAATGCTTTAACTAGCTAAGGGGGAACGTTATGACAATGGAAAAACTATCGCAGCGAATTAACGCGATCCCTGATGTTGGGACACGGCGCGAATTGCAGCTTATCTTAGAGAAAGTATACAAGGTGCTTGGCAACGTTACGTTAAAAGCGGCTGCTATGGCTATCGGTACGACCACAACCAAGATCAAATCAACTGCTGATTATTATGCAATGGTTCAAGGGGTCTTGGTAAAGAAGGCCACAACCGATGATCTTATCACGCTGACAACTGCAAGTAATTGCACCAACGCAAAGTTCAACGTTACTGTGTTTACTATCAATAGCTCTT